TTAATGTAAAACGTATCCCAGTCTACCTTAGAAGCGTCATCCGCCAAAGTGTAGACACCTGTACCAGCAGTCAAGGCTTGCGTATATGTTGTAAAAGTAAAAGGCCACTCTTGTGTGAATTGAAGAAGCTCACGTATGGAAGAATTAATAGCGTCCTTAGCCAGACCCTGTAAGTTACGGGCATCACTAAAGCCATCACCACCAATATCTAACTGCACCTCGTTTACACGGCGTAGCGCTTGATTTACAAGTGTAACATAGTTAGCCATAATGGTCCCTCAGAAAGTAAAGAGGGGCCAGCCTCATAAGAGACCAGCCCGACTTATTAAGTGTGATTAAGCAGCGTTGTAGTTTGCTGTGATAAGAGCCTCTGGGCGCAGGATCTTGCGGCCATAGAGGTGCATACCACGTACAATGTCAGCAAAGCTGTCTGGGTCACGGTAGTTCTCAACTTTGTTGATCTGCTCAGCAGAAGCAACAGCATCGTCCTGACCAGCTACGGTAACACCGAAGTTGGTAGCCTGTGCAGTTGTACCAGTTGTACCAGCGCCTGTACCGAGGTAAGGCAGGTTGTTAGATACATATACACGGAAGCCATGCAGGTTGTTCAGAACCAGACCATTCATGAGACCCGAACCACCGAAGTCGGCGTTCAGTACACGAGAGTCTTCGTCTTTCAGCATCTCAACAAACACTGGATCGACAATGATCCAACGACCACGTGAGTCAACGTTCTGTACGTCCAAACGGCGAGCCATACGAGCGATGACCGACAAAGGAGAAACAGTTGTTGCAGACAGTGCAGTTGCACCAGGCAAACGTGGAGCCAATGGGATGGAGTCACCCGCAGTAGCTGTAGCAGAGATAGTCAAGTTACCGAAGTCTGTTGCGTCCAATTTGTTGGTTGCAAGCAGTTCGTCAGTACCAGCAGCAGCATTGGCTTTATCGCCAGAAGCTGTTGTGTTGACGGCCCAAGAGCCAGCGCCACCAGTGTAACCAGACAAGTAACCCAAGCACTCTTCGTCCATTGCGTCAGCCATCTTATAGGCAGCACGATCAGCAGCCAAAGAGGTGAAGTCAACGTGAGAGAATTGCTCTTCAATGTCATCCATTTTGAAAGCAAAGTAGTTAGCTTTGTCAATGGTGAGAGAGAAGTCTTGGTCATCAAGTTTCTCTACAGAGATACCTGTGTGACGCTGCAGAGCGTTGACGGTTACGTCAGGCTCTTTTTGGATACGTACTGTATCACCTTGGTTAGCAATCTCACCAAAGTAAGAGTTGTTAGTTACAGCGTTAGTTACTGCAGTTTTGCGCAGAGCGATCTGAGCTTGTTTTGAGTAGATAATAGGAGAGAAGCTCCCGTTAAATCCACCACTAGCGGAAGTAATAGCCATGATTGATTCCTTTCAAAGATATGGCGTGAAGATAGACACTACATACCCACTTGAAAGAGGCTCGTCTTAGTAGGGTGGTCAGCGTTGCTCTAAGGATGGCCGTCCGTTGAGCGCTGGGCCTATAATCTGAGGTAGTTCTTTTGGTGTGGCTAGTGCTTAGTTAAAAGCATGTACATATAGTTGATACCTAATACTGTACATGCCTATAGTTTTACTTACAATGAAGTTCTTGTCAAGTTATTTCTTTGACATATCGTAAATAAACTTTCCTTGGCGCTGGGCTTCAAAGATGTCCTCAGCACGTTTCTCGTATTCCTTCATAGACATCTTAGCTACCTGTGATTCACGTAGGTAGTTAGATGACTCTTCGTGGTTAGGTGAAGTAGTACGTTTAGTTGTTACAGAAGCCGCTGCGCCCTTGTCGGATCTAGATGATTTCTTATTTGTAATACCTTTATCACTCTTATACAAGTCAATCACACGAGCTACAGACTTAGCGTCTTCAGAGTTCTCGTATAGTGCGTCCTGTACCCACTTAGGTTGTTCTTCTGCCCAACTATGGAAGACATCGTCTTTACGGATGTCACTAAAGTCGGGATGCAGTGCAGCAAGCTCAGCTTCAGCCTTCTCACGTTTAGCTGTGGTGCGAAGCGCTTCGATCTCCTTCAAGCGTCCATCCAAGTCAGCCGCACGTTCATTGGCTTTCTTGTCAGCGATAGCCTCAACAATACCAGCTACGTCAGGGTACTTCTTAGCCCATGCTTCAATGTCCTGTTCTGACTTAGGGAGTACAAGCTCATTCTTAGCAGCTGCGTTGAGTTGAGCTTCTAGTTGTTCAAACTTAACCTTCCACTCCTGCTCTTTGTCTTGTACATGGCGGCGTAGATCACCATAACGCTTCTTGAAGTTCTTCTCTTCTGCGCTCAGCTCTGTATCATCAGACTCTTCTGTAGGTTTAACTTCTGCTTTACGTTCTTCTACAGGTTTAGCTTCTACAGCAACCTCTTCTTGTTGAGGCTCTTCTTCTTCAGTATCATCAATGACACCTGCCTGCTGTAGTAGCTCCTTTAGTTCTGCCTCATCTCGTGCAACACGTTTAGCGTTGCGCTCATGTGACATAGAGTCTGTCTTGATAAGTTGTGCTTCCGACATTTGTTAGTCCTTTTATGTGGGGCCAGCGTCATTGCTGGGTAGCCTTATAGTTAGTGTTGGTAGTCTTACTTTTTCTTCTTTTTCTTCTGCATCAAGCCGCCTGTAGCTCTACCGCCTGTAGCAAGATCGACCCCTAATTTTTTAGCAGCTGCTTCTGCCTTTGCTTTCGCTTTTGCTGCAGCTTGTTCTGGGCTATCCTTATCATCACTCTTAGGTTTAGATTGATTCTCTACGACCTTACCGCCCTGCCAGCTAGTGTCTCTATCGTCACCTTGTTTTGCGTACTCGATACCTTCCTGTACCTGTTCAGGCGTCATAGCTTTAGCAGTAAGAATACCTGCATCATCTTGCTCTGCCCAGCTTCTGCGTTGTGGATCTTTTTCTGGTTCAACAAGTCCTAACTCAGCAGCACGAGCATTAATAGCTTTTTGTTGTGATTTAGTTGCAAAACCTAAGATTGTACCTAATAAACCAGGTAGAGAAGATACAAAAGCAGTCGCTTTCTCAGCATTTGCAGCTTCTTCGGCAAGCTGTTTGCCATTCATCTCTGCTATGCTTGGACCTGTTGGGGCTTTAGGTGAATCATCATTATCGTCGTCACCCGTGTCAGTAACACCACCCATACTATCATCATCTGTTGCTGCAGGAGTTGCGCCCTGTGGTGTATAGCCTGGAGGGATCATACCCATCGGTTCACCCTCAAAGAAAGGAATAGTGATAGTCATACCCGCTTCGTTAACGTATACACGGTACTCTAAACCTGTCCCACCTTGCTCACCACCCAAGAAGGACAAATCAGGTTGCTTGATGTACGAAGGGTAGTTAAGACCGCCTTCTTGGAAGCCCATAAGGCCACCCTTAGCAGCAGCAACCTCTTCCGTGTCAGGCATGTCCATAGACATAAGCTCTTCATCAGAGAAGGGTAGCTCCTCATCCATGACAGGCTCACCACCGATACGTCCATTAGCTTCCATGTTAGCAAGACCCATCTTAGCTTCCTTGCGTAGGTCTTCAAAGAATTTAACACCATAGAAACGTAGTACATCAGCAGGTACAACGTACTCGCCTTCACTTAGCATAGCAGGAATGTCATCACGTACTTCTTCTGGCAAAGAGCCGGGAGGTATATCGTTACCACTCACAGGGTCTACATCTTCTGCTAAACCCCCTAATGCAAAGGCTTGTCTTGTTTGATCGTCTTCACCTTGAATCATCTCTGCGTATTGATAATCGTCCATTACAACCCCACCCTTTGAGTAGCCTTTATTAAGTTCATCAAGTGTAGGGAGATCCTTGACACCTGCAGCTTCGTTTATAGCATTAACCTCTTCACGAGATAAAACACGATTTACTTTCATTTCACCGCCAATAAGCCATTCACCCGTCATGTTGGGGTTAGTCTTATAACGGTAATGACCCATGCTAGGCATCTCATCATTTATGTCTGCTGTACGTACATCTGGTGTACCGTCTTTTTTTATTCTTGCCTTAGAGTTAGCTATTGTTTGCCAATCTACGTCTGCAGGCATTTCTACTTCTGCCCATACCTGATCTTCTCCACGATACTTTACAGACTTACCATTTATTTTAGTTTCTGGCCCGATATGTGTGGCTATAGGAACATCACCAGCGTGCCATCCTGGCCTAGCAGCAACAGCTTTTACAGACTTAGCTTTTGATCCTTTAGGTAAAAAACCAGCCTCTATAAGTCTCTCACGAGTCTCTTGGTCTGGGATCTTTATAGAATCACCCGTGCCTTTTTTACCTGCTGTTCCTCTAGATGGTACATACTGCTTACCATTTTCTGCAGTAAATCTATAGTCGGGAAAGGTAGCATCAAGCCATGTACCTGTAGGTACTTCTGTATCTGCATCAACAAAAAGAGGGTATAGCTTACCGTCTTCCCCTTTAGTAAATAATTTATAAGCTTTAACAGTTTTCTTAGGTTGCTTTGGGGCTAATCTCACATTACCAAGACCAGAACCCATAGCATTAGGATCTACCTCTACACGCTTAGCTACATCAAATACTTCTTTAGCACCCTTCTTAATGGCTTTAGCAGCAGCATCACCTAAACCGGGTACAAGTCCTACAAGAGCCGCACCACCAAGAGCACCTGCTAAATAGTAGTTAGGCTCATCTTTCTGTAGTTCATCATAGACATCTTTAGCAGCCATAGCGTCACCAATAATAGGTGTCATACTAGCGACAAAAGTACCAGCATCTTTAAAGGATACCTCTGGTATATCGACTGAAAGCTTCTTGCCCTCTGCAGCCCAACCTAAAGCTTCCTCTGTCTGGTTATCTAAGTTATCCATTCGCTTTATCCCTCAAGTATTTAAGTCTGCGTAGTGTTGCTATAGAGCCTTG